CCCTGTCGTCCAGATACCGGATCGTCATGTCAATCGGATTGCCTTTCGAACCCGGGACGTTCATGTCGGAAACATGATCTTGAACAGGGACGCCTGCTTGGTCTTCGCCCCATTGTGCCCCGGATGCTGCGTGTCGCCGAGCGCCTTCATCTGGTTGCCGTCGAGCTTCATGGCTTCCCATTCGCCTTTCGCTTCGTCCGGGGTCATGCCAGCGCCGACGCTGCGGCTCTTGTCGCCACTGGTGACGAAGTTGTCCTCGCCCATGCGCTTGCCAAGGTCGGCGAACATCTTCATCGTCTTACCGTAACCAACTTCACGCTCGATCGCGTCGATCACATCCGGCGAAAAACCCAGGCCGCGCGCCGCCGCCCCGGCCGCCGCGAACATGCGTTCGGCACCATCTTTCCACTCGGCCGCGAGCGCTTTTTTGTCCGTCTCGATCGAAAGGTTGTAGTCCTTCTCTTGCTGCGCGAGGACACCCTTGATGTACTCGTTGTGTTTGCCGGAAAGCGCCTTCACCGTCTGCGCCGGCAGGCCGAGTTCATGGAACGTCGAACGCGCCCAATCCTGGTACTTCTGGTCGATCGCCATGCCAGCGTCGGGCTTCGCGAACTCATACTTCGCCGCGTCGGCCGGGCGGCCAAGCTTGTCCATCGCCGAAAGGAATCCGGCCGGATCATCGGCGCGCGGGATCGTGAGCAACGTGCTCGGATCACGACCGATCAGTGCCTCGGCACCACGGTAGGACTTGATCGCGTCCTGTGGTCCTTGCCAGCCTTTGTTCTTCACGTACTCTACGTCGGCCGACTCGGTATAGCCGTGCCACGATGGCGCGGGCGCGGGTGCAGGAGCGGGAGCCGGCGCGGGCGCCGGAGCGGGAACGGGATCGGGCATTGTGTTTCTCCTGGTTAAAGTCCGAGTTCTTTCAGACCATTGATAAAATCATCGGGGTGCAACTTCTCCATGCACAGGTTGTCGCCGTACACGCATTCGGTGAAATGATGTGCCAGGCCAACCCAATTCGATTGGCAGCCGGTGCATTCGAGATCGCGCGGGAGGACATAGCGTATGCGAAATTCGTGGTTGCCGTGGCGCGCGATGTATCGGTGCTTCGGCAGCGCCGTCGCCATCGCGTAGATGATCGGGACATCCGTGGTGCCGGCGAGATGTAGCGTGCCACCATCGACGCCAACTACCGCCGCCGCGTGGCCGAGGATGTCGCGGCACTCGAGGAGCGTTGTCTTCTCACGCATATCGACGCAGCGCTTGAAGACTTCCGGGTCGAGCATCTGTGTCTGCTCGCGAATCACGATCGGCTTCATCTCGCCCCGGACTTCAGTCTGCGTATGGCTCGTCTTCGTGCCGACAATGATAGTCGCGTAGTCGTGATCCTGACACCATTTCATGATCGGCCCCATCACAGAGGCGTGGAATAACTTGTTGTCGCTCGTTGCGCCGACCGGGAAGACCACGTAGCCGTCGATGTCGAGCTTCTTCTCACCGAGCGGCGCTTTCGTGAGATAGCTGCGCTGCTCCATCGACTCGGGCTGCGCGTTGATGAGGAAGTTGTACGCGTAGTCGACCATGTGAACTCTACAGCGCGTGTGCGTATTGTGTAGCGCCGTATTGAGCGAGTTGTGATAGATGCCTGCCTCGTTGCGTGCCTTGCGATTGCGCGGCAAATCCATCAGACTGCGAAACTCGAACTCGCCGTACGGCGCGAGTAGATGCCTGTGAAGATCCGTCTGCCAAGGGGGAACCCACAGGATGAACTTCATTGTAGGGTACATCTGACGAATAAACGCCACCGGTGGTAGCGACGTAATCATGTCGCCGAGCGCACCATGTGGAAAAACGAAATGCTGCTCGTCGTGAGAGACGACTTGCTTGCCGTCGCGATACATCACTCCCTCCCATCTAGGAGCGCCCACAACTGCTCGGGCGAGAGTTTCGTGTGGTGCTGGATGCGCAGCCACACCTCGCGCCGGCCTTCGGCCAGCGTCGACTCGCGATCACTCGCATGCCAGGTAGAGGAGTGCGCGTAGCAGTAGGTCGCAAGATCGCGCAGTACTTCCTCGGCGAGCGGTCCCTGGAACGTCTTGCGGTAGGCGTACTGCCTGCGATGAAGAAACTGCTTTGCTTTCTCTATGAGTTCGTTCAGACGGGTTTGCCTCCGACTTGTTTGGCTACGGACGCCATCGCCGGCGCCGCATCGACCATCTGCTGAGTCTGTGCGTTTTGGGAGCGGGAAGAACGACGAGCCTGGACATCCTCGAGGGTGCGCGTCCACGAGGTCGGAGCGCCTTGGATGTCCAGAATTTCAGGCATGGCAGTGTCGAAGTCGAACCAGTCCAGCGGTTCCATATCTCCGGTCATTTTTGAATAGTTGCCGGCCACGTCAAGAGCGCGCATGAAACCTGACGCCTTCTCGGAGCGCGCCATCCGAGAGAGCGGGTTGTCGTATTCGATGCGGTACTCGACTTGATAGTCGAGAAGGATCTGCGGCATCTTCGGCAGCAATCCTTGCGCACCGAGAAGCTGGATCTCGCGTTCGATCATCGGCCCCAGGAACTCCGAGGACATGCGGCCAGAGGTGGGTGCGAGTAGCATGCCTTTCTCTTTGGCGCGCTCAAGCACTTCAGTCGCCGTCATCTGCGGCGTGTCGACTAGAATCTGAAAGAGCGTGATGAGGAAGGCGTCATGAATGATCGCCTTCTCCATATCCATCGTCTTCTCGTTGATGGATAGGTTGCCCGTCGGCAGAACGTCGATCAGTCGTTTGCCGTCCTTGCTGATGCCACCCGGATTAAGCGCGCCGGCTTTCATGCTGAACGAGCCGAGATTGCCGTCATCGTGCGCAAGGAGCACCGGCTCCAGTGTTCTATGCGCCTGCTTGATGTGCCCCTTCTTCTGCTCGTTCAGGAGTTTGATAGACGGCAGCACCCACTGCCCCGGGCCGCGGCCGTACGTCTCGCCGCTCGCCTGGGTGTAGCGCGTCACCGCGTAGGGAAACTTGCCGAAGCCCGACTCGCGCAGTAGATCCTGCGTCTCGACCAGGATGTACACCGACGCGTAGGGCATGCCCTTCGGGTCGACGCGCCGCGAATCATAGTCCTCGCGCGGGAAGACACAATGCAGGACATCGTGCTTCTTGTCCATCATCGCTGCCGCGCCGGCCATATCCTTGATCGCCTGCGGCACACCATCGCCTTGCGCGTTGAACTTCTGCACGATCTGGCGCGCGGTCATCGGGAATACGCGATATATCGTGTCGACGATGTTCGCGTGGTTCTCGACAAAGTACGCTTCGCCAAGGTGGATGTTCCGGTAGCGCAGCCCGCGCGACTTCTCCGGCTGGTCGATGAACAGGATGCCGTTTCCGTACACCCCGAGCGAGAGGTAGACTTGCTGGCTGTTGCCGACGAAGTTCGCCACCGGACGATAGCGGTAGTCGTGCAGGGTTTGTGCAAGCGCCTCGAAGAACAGCTTCACGGCGCGGTTTTTTTGCAGGATCGGGTCGATGGCCTTGAAGCGCTCCCACACGGCGCCCTGCGGCGTCGCGATCGACTCGATCACGCTCATGAACTTCTGAGCGGCAAGTCCCGCCGTCGCATCGAACTGGAGTTGAGTTTTCTTCTCGCCCTCGGCGCGATTGGCAAGCGGCCCCTGGAAAGAGTTGCGGTGCGCCGGGATGATCCGGTCGGCCGCTTCCTCCCACTGGCCGTTCCAGTTGCCGCGGTCGCTGCGAAGCGTGCCGAGCCGCTGGATATGGAACTGAGTGAAGTCGCTCACTCTAGCCCAGGATCTTGCGAGCCTGGCCGGCGCGCCTGTAAGCTGAAGTGAATCCGAGAAGATCCGCGTCGTTGCCGGTGCGCGTTGCGCCGGCTGCGCGAGCCTGACTGGAGTAGTCTTGACTGCGCGTATCGAACTGCACCGGGTCGAGCGGAGTGTTGTCGACCGGAGGCGGCGGATTCTTTTTCTTGTCGGCGTCGGTCTTGTTCCAGCCGAACGCGGCTTTCGCCACCGGGTCGGCGTTCAGCTTCACGTTTTGGATATCAGGGCTGCTCATTTTCCGCTCCTCACTTTCGCTTGCATTCCCTTCACGCGCGGCCCGCGCTTCTGGCGCATGCGCTCGAGCATGAAGAATCCG